GGTTTCTGATTTTATTTAAAATAGAATTGATGTCTGAGCTTCCCCAATGTTTATCAAAATAAATTCTACCTGCAAACTTATCGAACTTTTCTTTTAATGTAGTTTTATTAATAAGCTTACTAACTGCAGGGTCATGCAAGGGAAGGTTTTCTTCGATAGACAAGATACCTAGAGCAGATCGCTCGGCATTCTCTTCATAAGCTAGATAACCAACTTTATGACCTAACGAAAATATATGATGGGCTATTTCTCGGCATACGGAGGATTTGCCGATGCCTGACCCTGCGGTTAGAGTTACTATCTCAGATGGTCTAATACCACTAGTTAGTAAATTGAGTTGCTCGTATGGGTAAGGAATAGAAGGCTTTTCAAGATAATCAAATAAAGTATTCCAAGTATCTTCCCATGCAATAATGCCATCAGGTCTGTAAACTCTAGCATTATAAATACTATTTAAGAGTTGTTGGCTCTTATGATTTACAACCATATCGTTGGCATCTTTAAATTCTAAGTCAGCTATCTTTGCTTTGCCGATAGGTAAGATTTCTGCACATTCTATTGCTGCAGCTTTTCCTACATCATCACTATCAAAACAAAATACAACTGTTTCAAATTGGTCTATCCAATTTAAATGTTTGGCAACATATTTAGCTGCTGAAGATACACCCATAGGTATAGAAACAACTGCGTAAGTATTTTTAAAACAGTGTTGGCTAATTGTAAGGGCATCTATTTCACCCTCAGTAATCACTAGCATCTTACCGCTATTAAAATTCTGTTGGCCAAACAATAAGATGTCAGAAGTATCCCCGATCCATCTAAATTGTTTATCTTTAGTTCTTAATTTTTGAGCTACTAACTCACCTTGGTTATTATAGTAGTTAGCAATCTGATACTTATCATTGCATTGGTATCTAAACTTACTGCAAGTATCAGCAAATATTTTTCTTTTTGGTAAATCTAAATATTCACCTTTAATAAAATCTGTTTTCTTTTTATGAGTCATTTGTATTGGCTGAGTAATATCTGTAGGTGGTTCGTAATAACCACAACCATGACCAAAACAAAAAGCGTGCCCATCAGTATAACGAGCTAAATTATCTTTACTGTTACACTGTGGACAAGCTTCGTGATGAACGAAAGAGGAGTCGTTATCAATTTTCAGATTTGTTTTCACTGCTTTCCTTCCCATCGATTAATCCATTATTGACTAACCAATCTTGAACATCAAAAGATGGACAGAATTTTGACGAGACTTCGTTATGTCCTATAACTTTTGCCTCAGGATATTCTCCCATCATGTCTTGAACCAACGTGTACAAAGATACCCATTGATCCTCAGTGAAATTATTTTCAGCTACCCTGTGGTCTTTTTCTGTAACACCACCAACCATACAAATACCAATACTTTCTTTATTCATTGATTTCACATGAGCACCGACCTCGTCTAATTCTCGGCCAGTTTCAACTGTTCCATCTCTTTTGATGACAAAGTGATAACCAATTTTTAAGAAGCCTCTTGAGCGATGCCAATGATCTATCGTTTTGGCATCTGTATCCATTGATGGCTTAGTAGCCGCACAATGAATGACTATGTAATTAGTTTGTTTTCTTGGCATTTTTTTCCTTTATCCACTCAAGTGGAATTTTTTCTTTGGCATATTGAAAACCAAAACGCTCACACCAAGCGGCATAAGTTGTTTTAGATTTCTTACCTATTCGTTGATTTGGGTTGCTAAATACAAAACGGATATCGTATTTATCTCCGAATTGTTTTTTGATTGTTTTATGTTTCTTTCTGTCAGCTGTTGGAAACTGACCTTTTGTTTCTACGATTATATTGTTAGGTAGAATAAAGTCAGGCGTGTAATAAGTTTCTTCTGCAGGTTTTGTATACCTTATCTTAAGAGACTCATATTCAAATTTCACGCCTAACTCTTCAAGTTGTCTAGCTACACGCTCTTCTAAACCAGAGCGATACCTAGTAATTGGCGGCAGCATTTTCTTCCTGAGGACTTTCCTCTGCAGGTGATGATACTTCCTCTGATTGAGTAGATGCATCAAAACCTTCTTCTTCTGAAAATCCATAGGTCTCGGCTGATCCTCCGCCTTCCACGAGTTCTAATATTTGAACTCCTTTTAATCTTAATGTTACACCTAACCCTGTAGCAGCTACATTGTATGGAGCAATCGCAAAAGAAATTTTTGCAGTTGTTCCACCCCATATAGTTTTACCTGTAATAAATGGGTTACCTTTGGCATCAAAGATTTTTGGTTTTTGTTCCCAAGTTGTGCCATCGGCTCTGATGCCTCTTGCCTTACATTTAAAAGTAAATGTATAAGAACCATCATCGGATTTTTCGAAGGGCAGTTTTGCTCTCTTCTTAACATTAGGATGTTGAGTAGCAAATTCATCCAAAGATTCTTGGATCGTATCTACTAACTCATTAGCTGCATCTGTATCAGTTACACGCAGCTGAGTCTTGTATACCCCATCCCTATCAAACTTAGTGTCGGGTTTAGATAAATGGGGATATACAAGGGAGCCACTAGGGCTTACGTTTATTTTCATATCGTTTCCTTCCTCGCTTAAAAGCGATTGTTTATATCTAAGCTAAATGTTTAGCTTACTAAGGGTGGAGGGAATCTTGCCATATGGCAAATATTGTATATTCTGAGAAATTATATAGATTCCGGAATCGAGAGTTTACCTAATGTCATTGGTTTTACTCTTCTTTCGTGGGGAGCCTTAGGCTCCCCTTTTAGTTTCTTAAGCAAAAAAGTATTTGCTTTCTTTAACATCGTGAATATTTAACGTACCCATAGATGGTATCGGTGTAAGTTTAGCCTGCAGTTTAGGACTTAATATTCCATAGATATGGTCTCTGAATGTTTCTAATACATTTTCTTCAAACATATCAACAAAGACTTCTCGTAAACACTGACCCATCATCTCGATGTTAGTAGCATGAGTTCCGTAACTATCGTGGATCATTTGGAAATCTGTGATCCCTTTTGTTTTACACTTATTAACTGTTAGCATCATTGCAGCAGCATCAAGTGAATGAACATAGTTTGCAGAGATACCCTGAGCTTGTCGTCTTTTATTTATTTTCTTTTTATCCTCAGTGATAGTTAGCTTGATAATTTTATCACCTAACTTTGTTTCTACTCTACGATGATTAACTTCTTGATAGTGTTGCTGAACCCAAAAGCCTGTACATACTTTCCAATTAATTGGAATATTCATTTTAGCTGCAAGTTTAGAAATATTCTTTAGCCACTTCATTGCTTCTTTAGCTTTGATAACTGTACTAGCGATATTATTCCAAATTGCATCTGCTAAATATTCAGAGGCATACATTAGCTTTTCTCCAAATGGATTAGGTACGCCCTGATCAAGTTGTTCCATGACATACTTTTCTACATATTGGCGACACGCTCTTTTAGTTCCACTGTAAGGCACAATCATTACACAGCGTTTACAGATTTTTCTATTTACGCCATAGTCTAGCCACATCTTAGCTAACTCCTTTTTTGTAATAGGATACTTATGATGCACAAGATCATCCGATGCCTCTTGTTCTAACTGAGTAATAGTTTTATCACTGACAATCTTGTAGATGTCTTGAGGTTTATCACGAGGAGTTAAGTTTGTAGCTTCACCCCCTACTTCATCTCTTAACATCAAACTGAAGATTTGCAGTCCATTACAACTACCATCTATGGCTATAGGTAAATGAGTCATATGATTTTTTCCATTCTTCATATACCCACTCCACTCAAAGCATGCAGCTAGAAAGCTAAATGGTTTGTCAGCACTTCTCCAATAACTAAGAGTACCAAGTGGATCTGTAGCTACACCACAGATTTTATCTGAGTTTGCTATAGTCCATTTTTCTCTGTCATCTAAAGATAACTTATCTTCACCAAACATATTGGCAGTATGAATAGCTAACCAATATCCACTTTTAGAATGACTACCCATTAGTTTACCTTCACTAAACTCAAGAAGTGCTCGTGAAAATTCAGCACCTTGAGGTTCTAAGAATGCAGGCATTGGATAGGCTCGACCTCTAAAATCTAACTGATGTGGGAAATAGATTTCTTCTTCTTGTTGAAATTTCTTAGCCAACTCTATTAGTGCAGATACTTGGATTTTCTTGGAAGTATTTTTAGAGTTTCTCTCATAGACTTTAGAAGCTTTATGTTTCCAATCGATCCATTTGTCTCTGTTATCGGGGTCTTGTTTCCATACCTTAAACCCTTCTTTGTCAGAGGTATCAAAGGGTTTGGGTGGTAATTCATCCTCATATCGTGAGGGTAATTTTCCAATAACGTGGCCAAGTTCCCATACTGCTTCTAGTACCTGCAGTACAGGCTTGTTGATACGCCATTTAGTTTCTTGGATACCATTGACTGCATCAAATACTTGAGTCATCTCATCATCTCGGTTCTTCAGATCACTCAAGAAATTACTAGTTTTTGTTTTTATAAAGGGCTGCTCTAACTGTTTTGTCAGATAGCCGCCTCTATAAATACCTGTCCATTCTTGAGGGGGTACAACCATTGGATAAAATTTAGGGAACATATGGCATAACTTGCCATTAGTATCCTCTATTAGTTTTAATACTGCAGGTTGAGCCTCTAAAAATATAGGGGTTTCATTCTTAGCAGTAGTCCTTCTTACATGATGGACTAAGCCTGTTATCTGCTCAATGATAGTAATACAGTGAGTACCTAAATGTAGCTTATCACTAGGCGACCAAGGCTCCCAATCTATCTCCATCTTATTCATAGAATGGGTCATCACTGTTTCTTTATGTTTATATTGCTTACGCTTTACGTCATCTAAGACTGCCTGAAAATACTTAGGTTTGATTTTCTCAAACTCTCTGTTTCTAGCTTCAGCCTCTAAGGCATGACCAATAGCGATACCCACCTTTTGTACTAACTGTGAGACAGTAAGATTATTCATTACTGTTCTTAGAATTATAAAAGCAGCTACATCAAAAGTTTCTTTCCCTTCGTCTCGGATATTTTCGAGAAGTTTAAGAGATAGCATACGTCTACCAATAGTCTTGGTATCCACTTGCTTCTGCAGTTCTTTGCTTACTGCTTCTAGATTTTTCTTTATTAATAGTTGCCCATGGTCAGTAATACTTTCTCTGCCATTCAAGGTGTTGTTTTTTGTTGATCGTAGGAAATCTTCCAAGCCCGTAGCTATCATTTCCTCTTCTAGTTCATATTGTCGGTGATACTTATCCTTTTTAATTTCTGCAAATTGTTTGGACTTAGCACCACCTATACCTACTTTCAGTAGTTCATCAAGGTTAGCCAATTTTCGCTCCGTTTCTGTCTCGAATAATCTCGAATTTCTCGAGTAAATTAGAGACGTAAGAGCCTTGAGTTGCGTTTTGGCAAGAATGCAATATCCGATGCACCCCTGCCAAAACAAGGCTGATTAATAATAGTTTTTGATGAAGAAAACGAGACTTGCTATATGGTAATTCTCGAAATGTATGATTTTGAATCTGCAACGCTGCGTAAATATATTCATTTTCAACGTTTTTACTAGTTTCAAATCTCGAATTACGAGTAATTCTCGAATAAAACATAATGCAAAATCTCGAGTTCTTCCGTGTCGGATACTGACTTGTCATATGGCAAGTAATTTTTCCATATTCCAACGCAACTTTTGGGCAAGTCAGATACAACATATTTACTTTACCACCCTAATACGATTTCTCGAATTATTTCTCGAGTCATCATTAGTCTTATTATCAGGGCGATTAAGTAGATCGTAGGTGTTCCTCATAGCAGCTTCGCTTTGCTCATAGTAACCAAGCGTTGTACTGAGCTCCACATGGCCTGCTAAGTTACGAACCTCAATAGGACTAAGCTTCTTATCATCAAAGCAATTAGTGATAAAACTAGCCCTTGTTGAGTGCCAAACGACCTCTTTTATATGGCCATAACCCGCAAGGGTTTTGACCCTGTTAAATCGGTGTAGGATTGAACTGCCGGTAAAGTGCTTACCATCAGTTTTAGTAAAGACAAAATCCCTGCCGAATTTCTTGTAAGAATGCTGTTTGAATATCTCATGGGCTTTATCTGTAAGCATCACAAAATGATCCCTGCCGCCCTTAAAATCTTCCTTAGCAATCTTAATAACAGGTATCTTACCACGCATCTGTAGTTGATTTACTCTTAATAGACTTACATTACTTCTGCGTAGACCTGTTAATAATGTGAAGAGCATGAGATCACCAAAGGTATCCATGTCATCTTCTTGCAGTTCGTAGCACATAGCTAACATATCTTCCTGCATTTCTTTTGTAAGAGGCAACCTCTTAGATTGTCTCTCAGTTCTTCTTTTTATCTTAGGCAGACTCTTCATACCACTGAAGCCATGCTCGTGGGCTACCTCAAGTAAAACACTCAATGCAGAAAGTTTTCTGTTTACAGATCCTTCGCTGTTCTTGTGCTTACACTCTTCGCCTTTAAGCAATCTATCTCTAAGGTCTCGGATAGTGGCATCAGTTATCTCATGCAAGAAAGTATTCTCACCTAATAATCTTTTTATAATATTAAGATTAATAGTTGCAGTTTTAATAGTAGTTTGTTTTCTGCCTTCTCTCTGCCAATGAGCAATAGTTTCATCTATTGCTTTTGCAACAGTCCAAGATACCTCAGGTTTATTATCAGGGTTTAAAGGTACACCTTTTTTAAGTGCAGTTACTGTTTCTTCTTTCCATTTAAGTAAAGCTTTAACAATAACTTCTTCAGTCATCCTATCTGTAATAGTCATAGACTTAGAGTCTCTGATCGGTTTCCCGTTTACAGATACACTGACTTCACA